TAGTTTCTGGGACGGTACTTTTGCCTCAGCTCAAGCCGAAGCATCTTCTTTAGCTAATGCTCGTATTTCTCTTTGCTTCCAAAAAACAAGTCAAGTTAACGCTCAAGGCGATATTAAGGAATTCTTGCCTTGGCATACTGCTGCAATTGCTGCTGGTATGCAAGCTGCTGGATTCTACAAAGCTATCGTTAATAAATTCGCTAACGTTATCAGCTTCAAAGACCCTTCTGGGTTTGATTCTGGTTCACCGGGCGATATTGAGACGGCTCTTGATTCTGGATTGCTATTCCTTGAAAAAGGCGTAGTAGGTAATAAATGGGTATCTGACCAAACTACTTACGGCGTAGATACTAACTTTGTATATAACTCTATCCAAGCTATGTATGCTGCCGATTTAGTAGCGCTGGACCTTTCTAATAGTTTCCAGACTGCTTTCGTAGGTAAGTCATTGGCTGACGTTGATGCTTCAACAGGGTTGAGTTTCCTAGCGTCTAAGATGGACTTGTATAAGAAGCAGAAGCTGATTGCTGCTAGTGATGATGCTCCTCTTGGATTCAAGAATGCAAAAGTTGAAATTTCAGGACCTATTATGTCTGTAGCGGTAGAGATAAAACTTGCAACTGCGATTTACTTTATTCCTATTAGTATCGAGATTTCACAAGTACAAAATAACGCTGGTTAATAACTAAGATTTTATAGGAGACATTATATGGCTAAAGCAAAAACAATGGTAGGAGCACGAGCGAAAGTCTACGTAGACAACGTTCTAGTAGGAATCTTCGATTCATGCGACTATTCAGTAAACGTAGGTACAGAAGCTATTCACCTTTTGGGTCGTTATAGCGCCGCTGAGATCACTCCAACAAGTTATGAAGCTGTTTCTTTAAACTGCTCAGGATTTCGTTTGATTGGTAACGGTGGACATATCCTTCCTAAAATGCCTAAACTACAAGACCTTCTTCAGCTTGAAACAGTTACAATTGCTGTCACAGACAGACAAGGCTCAGCTAATGCAGCTCCAATCCTAGTAGCTCAAAACTGTGTTCCTACATCTTATGGAACTGGATATTCAGCTAAGGCAACTTCAAGAATTCGTATCTCATATATGGGTACTGTTGCTTACGATGAGTCTGGAGTTCAAGATGAAGGTGATGCTGTAAATCTTCCATAATTAACGGTTTGCCCATGGATGGGCTTTTTTAGAGATTATATATGAACGATAAAGAAATCATATACGACCTTGTAAAAGAAGTTAGGGAAGAGCAGAAAGATATCAAAAACGATATTTCTGATATAAAACAAGTACTTACCTTAAATACATCTTCTTTGCAAGAGCACATGAGAAGAACTGATGTTCTTGAGAAACTTTATTATTCTCAAACTGAACGTATTGATTCTCTTGAAGAACCTAGAAAATTAAGAGAACTTTTATTTAAAAGGTACGTAAAAGTAGCTGCTTTTTTAACTACTACCTTGACTTTAGCAGCCGCTATTGCTAAATGGAAAGGGTTTATTTAAAAAAATTGACATAATTGTAAATCTATAAAAAGGGGCTGATGCTCCTTTTTTTTGGTTTAAAAGAGTAATCTTTATAGTATGGAGTCATAGGGTTGACTTCTTAAGGAAACGGTTAGGGTATTATGGCTATCGAAAGAAAGCTGGGCTTAGTTAGTCCGGTATTATTCACATCTAATGGAACCGCTGGCGGCTTAGTCACAGTTCCTGATACTAAAGGCTTTGTAGTTAAAGCCCAAGTAGTCCTTACTGCCAATACACTACCTACCTTACAACTAGAAATCAAAAGAGTCCTTTCCTCAACACAATTCTTAGTGGGCGAGAAAGGCAAAATAGAGCAAAGGGCTAATATCCAAGCCTATACTACAGCTCTCAATTCCTCTATATACCAGCCAGAACAAGACCGTCCCGGTATTATGCAAGAACAGCATGAAAGAGCCGTATACGCTGAAGAGCCTATTATGGCTAAGCGTAATATTTTAGTTGATGAGTACGGAAGATATTACAATTCTCAAAATCCAATCCCTGTAAATGCTACTCTTAATGTAGAAAACGTAACTGTTGATGTAAAATTAGAAGCAATGACAGGAAGTCAGCCCGACAATGTACTTTTAGTAGGAACTGAAAACGGACAGAAAACGGGCGCAAAATATGCGTTTGTCAATAATATTAAAAATCAAATACTTGCATCACACGACAGAAAACAAAAAATTTTTTATGAAGATTTTGGAAATAAAAATCAAAGAATAACTAAAATAGATTACACAAGCAATACTTTTCCGGGCGTAACCGCTAGTAAAGTAATTACTTACGTTTTAGTTGGAAACAAATATAAAAGAGAAGACATAGATTGGGTTATAAATACTATTTAGGAGATAACGAATGAAATTGCTAGATGTAAAATTATTGGAAAGTGTTGGTGGGACGTATGACCAAACGAGAACCACAATTCAAGGTCGAGTAACCCAGAGAACAATTGACTCTAAGCCAGTGCTTGGACCATCGCCCACTCGGTTCCTTGACGCGTTCTCAGACACTGCCGGTGCCTTCACGCCGCTCACCACGATGTTTGCTAGCGACAACGGGCGGGTGTTCATGATCGGTGCTGTTGCGGGTGGTGCCATTCCTGTTGTTTGCTATGAAATCAATCAGGTCACTGGTGTCCACACCTATGTCGGGCGTATCAACATCGCCATGCCGTCATCTCCCTTGATTGTGCACACAATCCGTTCCATCAAAGTGATCGACGATGGGACCACAGGGTGGAAAATCTACGTTATCGCTACCGGGACAATTCTTTTCGGTGGGTCTGGTGTATTGCTTGCGAATAACATTGCAAGAGCGGACTTCTCACAGGTCTCCCCGCCCACAATCCCCTTCGCTACCGGCAACAATCAAAAAGCTGTCTACCAGCTTGGTCGTCTTGCCTCACTCGGCTCTCGCTCCATGACCACTACGCTCGGTACACCAGTTAAGTTTAACTTTACAGCTCATGGCTTTAACAATAACGATCAGGTATACTTTACTTCGCAAGTTGGCTCTGCGTGGACATCATCAACCTTCGCAGTGAATACTAAGTATTTTGTTCGTAACGCAGGATTAAATGATTTCGAATTGTCCGCAACATTTAACGGAGCTTCAATTGGTGCCGCCGCCGGACCAACCTCTGTTGTCATGCAGCCACTGAACCAAGAGATTGATGCCTTTGGTGCAATCATTGACGTGGCAGCGAACCGCCTCTATACCCACGTGGGAACTGCTGCCAACCCGCAGTATTTCGTGCGTGACACTTCAGTAGCTCCAACCTATTCACCCTTAACCGTTGACGTAACTTCGGGAACCCCTGCCAAGATTGGACTAGTCGCCCACGGCTTGACAGAGAACGAGCCCGTCCAGTTTCTTGCTGGTACGCTGCCCGCTTCCTTTGCGCTCAATACGACCTATTTCGTGCGCGCTGTAACGGCTAACGACTTCGAGCTGTCCGCCACCGCCGGTGGTGCCTCGATTTCCGCCGTGACATCCTCAACAGGTGTGACCCTCGGAAAAGCGTTCGGCTACACCAATTCCCAATGGCTGCACTCAACAAGCATCCTTCCAGCAATTTCAGGTACTCTGCTTGCCACGACTGACGTTGATGCAATTGCTACTCCCGTCAATGCTCCACTAAACGGCTCAATCCTGAACGGTCAGAAGTGTGCTTTCTTTGCAACATCAACCAACCTTTACTTGGGCAGACTTGATGAGTTGACCGCTGGCGCAACAACATGGCCATCACTCACCACATCGAACATGCTCGGATTGCCGTCCCAGATTGTTACGCCTGTTGTTGTTTCTGCCTCTTGGTCGGACGCACTAGATCACGCCATTGTGTTAATCGGTCAAGCAGCAACCAACGCATTCAGGTTCATGCTCAAAAAGGTAGAGAACAACAAACTCACCGCCTTGTTTGGCGACTCCTGCATGGAGTTCTACGAGACAACTACAAAAGAAGCGTATGAGTTGCGTCCAGCGTTGCCATACCTCAACTTTACAAATAACTCTGGATGGCTTTTTGGTCTATCTGGTGCAACAGGTCAAAGAGGTGTTTTTGCCTCTGACGTGCGTTCTGATTCTTTTTTTGACCACAGCTACATCGTTTCAAGAGTTTTAACTATCCCACAAAATGCTGTAATAAAATCAGTAGACGTAGAAAAAGAACTTGTTAAAACTGGAGGAGACGTTAAAGTTGAATATCGCATGAGCAGCTTTGGGTCCATTTCTGGTGGATGGATTGAGCTAGACCCTGACCAAGAGCTGTCTATTGTAGCTGGAACTCAAGTTCAATTCAAACTAAGCTTCAAAACACATACATTTGATAGAACAAGTCACGTTCAAATTTCTGACCTGTTGGTTGGCTATGACGCACTAGAAGAACTCTCTGACAACTGGGAATACTCTTACGACGATTCTTCTGCAGGGTCTCCAACTCGCATTGGTTTCCGTTTGAAGCAAACTTACGCAACATCAATCCCATCTACACTTAAATTTCAAGCTTCTGATCTTAGTGGATTAATTCTTGTAAGCCAAACAATTACAAGTAATCCAACTAATTTTCAATACTCTACAGATGGCGGAACGACTTGGCTTTCACTCGGAACTATTCCTAATACTGTTGGAACACTTGTAAGATATACTTTCACAAGCCCTCCGGGAACAGATATTCGTCCAAGCTTAAAGGATAGTTAATGTCAAATTTATTATTTGCTGGGGGAGCTGTCGTACAAGGCACAACCCTCAGTGGTATATTTGGTAATCAACTTGTGACAGGAGGAGCAATTCAGCCCTCCTCACAGGCTTGTATTATTGATCTAACTCCTCCCACTTTTGGAGGTATTACTCTTCTTGCTAGAGGAGCTTTAGGTCAGCTTAGAGCGTCTTGGGCTTCTGCTATAGACTTATCAAGTCCAATTAGATATGAAGTGTATGTTCAAGAAGCTCCAGCTTCCAACTTATTTAATGTTGCAAACATAGCCTTAGTAACTACCAATTTACAAGTTGACATTTTCTTTTTAGCAGACGGAACCTTGCTGCAGTCTGGAAGAAATTATTTTGTTGGAGTACGAGCTGTAGATGCTGTTGGAAATAGAGATAATAACATTGTAAGTTTTTCTCAAACAACTCCGGGTATTACAGGTGCTACAAACGCTACAATTAGCGGAGTGTTTGCTGTTAACACTAGTAATCAACTTATTGCAAGCTTTTGGGTAACGGACAATGATGGCGTAATTAATAATCCATCTCGTCTTGGGCTTGCAAGTTATGTAATTTATGACCAAAATGGAAGTCTTGTTCCAAGTATGAGTCAAAATAACATTGCTGCTGATTCTGAGGGGTTTTATGAAATAAATCCAGTGATTTCTGTTCTTGATTTGGATAATACTTATTACACTGTAAAAGTTACTATTTTTGTTGATGGAATTGCAATTGTTTATAATTTACCAATTACGTATGCAGAAGCTGGTCCTCAATACGAACCAAGGGCTGTATTCTCAATTGATGCAACTAACCAACTACAAGCCACTATCTGGATTACTAAGAATGGAGAACAGATTAGTAATAATCTTGGAACCGCTTCTTACGCAGTCTATAACAAAGATGGGGTGGCTTTAGGGATATCCCAGTCTGGCATTGTGGCAGATGTTAATGGATTATTTAAAACAACTCCAGTACTGGCAATGGCTTTAACAGATTTGACTCACTATACTGTAATATTTAGCATAACTGCCGATGGAGCCGTAAGAAAAGGCGCAATTGGTATTACGGTGGCGGAATAATATGGCAAGTAGACGAGTTATGATGTTAACAAATAATCAGTATGTGCAACCACTTAAGTTGTCGTTTAATAATAAAAAAGTTATTACGCCAAATGCTGCATATAATTCCATTGTAACAAAAGTTAGCTTTGAAAAGCCGACTGATAAAGATTTTAAAGTTAAAGCTTGGATGCGTTTTAACTCTGATACTTTTGATGGCGTTCAAATGATAGGGTCTTTATTTAGAGGTAAAAGCGCTAAAACAATTGCTTCATGTACTTTTAGAATTTACTCGGTAAATGTTGATAATACGTGGGCAGAAACGCTTTTAGTAACGGTTGCAGGCTCTAATGTTGGAGGGAATAAATTTTCTGCAAGTACTCCTGAATCAAGCTTAGCTCCTACGGCTCTTACCGGAGAACTAACTTACAAGATGGAAGTTGAACTTACAAGACTTGGTAAAACTTATACTGATGCGTTTTATTTTAACCACATAGGTATTTACGATAGCTTTATTAGACTTAAAAATGATGTGGAATTCCTTGATATTACAAAATTAGACGAATAATCAATAGGGATAAAATATGGCTAAGTTATCAAAAGACGCTAAAGAAAGAATAATTATATCACTTACCAGCGAACCTGTTGGTAAAGAAGTTATTAAAGCTATCGAAGGCGGTGATGATGTTCTTAGTGGAAACGGCGCTCCAAGCAATTCTTTAGGTGAAAACGGTAATTTATATATAAATCTTTTAAATGGTGATTTGTACAAAAAATACAATAATGCTTGGGAATTACAATTAGACGGTCAAACAGCAGTAGAGTCTGCATTTGAAGATATAGAACAGCCAGTTGGATTAAAAGACCCTTCTCAAGTTAACTTATCTATAAATGATGGGCTTAGAAAAATAACCGTATCTCCAGTAGGAAGTTCTTTTGTTTGTTTTGTTAAAGGTAAAAGAATAGAGATTTCTTCTCCTTTAGAAGCTAATTGGGATAATATTCACGGATTACATTTTTTTTACATAAATGAAGCTGGTAATTTAATTAATACTATGACTTTTGTAGATTCTATTATTACTGAATACACTTTTGTTTCTATGGTTTATTGGGATTCTACCGCAAGTAAACACATTATATTTGCAAATGAAAAACACGGCATTAAGATGTCTCCAATTACTCACCAATATTTACACAGAACTCGCGGTGCTGCTTTTGACAGCGGTGGTAAATTAGTTAATTTTGTTGTAGACGGAGGCGGCGGTAGTAATACCCATGCTCAATTTACTTCAAATTCTGGAGTTATTTGGGATGAAGATATCAGACTATCTTATTCGGCTCAAGCTCAGATACCTGTGTTTTATAGAAGCGGCGCTACGGGATTGTGGAAGCGTAAAGAAGCTAACTCTTTCCCTGTTATTACATCAGGAGAGGAAGGTTATACTGGTGCAAATGGACTTTTGCCTTATAACTTTTTCAACGGCTCTAATTGGGTTTTAAATCAAGTAGATAACAATAAATTTGTTTTAGTCCATATATTTGCAACAAACGACATAGAATTTCCTATAATAGCAATACAAGGTCAGGCGCAATATGCTAATAAAACAAGCGCAAGAAATGGCGCATTAACAGAAATAAAAGAATTATCGGGACTGCCTGTTTACGAATTTTGCCCTCTAGGTTCTGTAATATTTCAAACTGGTAGCTCTTATACTAACACTCCAAAAGCTCAAATTGTTTCCACTTTAGATGGAGATAACTACGAAGACCACAGAACTGAGTCTATCAGACCGGGAAGTTTGGCTTAAGTATGAATGAACTATACGAAAAATTAAAAAAACAAATAGCTTATTGGCAAAAAAACGGTGTTCCAATTTTGTTCTGGCGTGATGAACAAAAGAAGGCTCCCAGCGTTAGCCTAACAATGATGTTAATATCATTTATTTTATGCATACTTTCTCTTATAAATAAAGCAGCTAAGGTAGTTGAGGGCGTTGATGTAGAAAATAGTTTACAGCTATTTATGGTTTGTGCTGGTTTATATTTTGGACGCAGTTTTGGAAAACTTAAATCTTCAGAAGAAAATAAAGCTGATAAAGAATAATTTATTAATAATCTTATATTCAGTTTTTACAGTTTAATAATGTTATTGTTACTATCAAGCTTAAATAAGCAATTTTTCTTTGTATCACGGTCAGTAGTTGTATAAGTAACGCCCTGAACCAATAAAGTCAATCTATCGTCATTTGGTCCACCATCATATACAGCTACGATTTCACCAGTTGAAAGCTTAAGAAAGATTTCAGTATGAGTACCCCTACCACAAGGATATAGTACTGAAACACTTGTACCAGCTTGTCCAGTTGCTCCAGTTTCGCCTCGGTCTCCTTTATCTCCTTTCAAGCCTTGTTGACCTTCAAGACCGTCATAAATAACGACATCGGTTTGTTGAGGACAGCTTACAGTTACGTAATTATCTCCAGCTTTTCTAGCAACAGAACAAGAACTTCCCGGTACGCCTTGAATCCCTTGGGCTCCAGTTGCTCCAGTTTGACCATTTAAACCGTTTAAAACTAATTCGGAGCTTCCATCAGTACAAGAAATTGTCACTCCAATAGAAAACTCTCCTGAGGCATCGTAGGCTCTTGCTACTGAACAAGAGCTGCCATCTTTACCGTTAGTTCCGTCTTTCCCATCTTGACCCGGCTTACCTTCAATAATAATAGTTTTAGTTTGCTTACCGCAGCCAATTGTCATCATAAGAATCATAACCAATATTAAAAATTTCATAGTTTTTCCTTTAAAAAATAACCGCAAAGTTAGTATAATCTATTTAATGTAGTTTTGAAAAGCTTTTTTCTTCATTAAGTCAGCAACAGCATAAAGAATCTGAACTTCTTTATTAAAATTGGACTTCTTAGCGGTAGATATGTAGAACTTTTTTACACCATTTGGATGCTTTCTAAGGATACGTGCAAACAACTGATTGCGAGAATCTAGGTCTTTAGAAGACTTAAGGTCGATAAGAGCAGTAACCATATTATCAGAGAAGCCTAAGATTCCTTTATTGACTACAATAAGAGTATCGGCTTCACCTGACTTAAATCTGTTTAGTTGCTCATTCTTAGAATCACTATTGGTAGATACAGCTACCTTACGACCATTATTGTTGAGATAAGAGCCAAGATACTCAGCATCTTTAACAGTCTTACAAGCAATCATGATTTTAGAGCGGTCAAATCTTGGGTCAGTACAAAGCTTTTTAAAAGCTGTATTGTAATCGTCAAGAACACTATGACCCCAAACCTTAACTACATCGATAACTACTTCAGAGTAGACTTCAGCATCAGCAAGCTCTTCACCTGAGATATAGTACATACCATATAAAGGTCTAAGAGAATTCTTATTAGCGTTGTTATAGATACCGGGAGAGCCAGTCATTAGGATTTGGTGCTTAGGCTTAAATTTGGCTACGATTTCATCCATCATAGAACAACCATAAAAGTGATGAGCCTCGTCAATTACTAGCACATCCATAGAAGTGATTTTGTGGCGTGAAGCTGGAATACCGACCTCAACTTGGGAGTTAGAGCCAAGTTCGCCAAAGGTAAACTCAGGCTTAACGAAGCCATTAGCAAAACCTTCAAGCATTTGGTCTTTAAGTAGATTCTGGTTATGAGTAAGAACAACAATCCTGTAAGAAGGAAAGTCTTTAACGAACATATTTAGAGTGTGAACTATGATAGAGCTTTTACCAGCGTTTGGTGCGGCAGCTAAAACGGCAGCTCGGTAAGAGCCCGATACTGCCATTTCGTAGATTTTCTTAGCTGCTGGTATTTGGTATGAGTAATTCATACAGAGATTATTGCACGATTAAAACTCAATTGCAAGCCCTAAACCAACTCTTTTATCGGTAGTAACAAGAGCCTGAGCCTTTAAGCTACCGAAAACTGGTATAGCCGCAGTTACGCCATATTCTAGCTTATCACTAAAGCGTTGACCATTAGCAATAGCAAGCGCTCCAAGCGTCAATCCCGAACCTTTTTTAGCAACCGTCTCTTTACTTGAATCAATTTTAATGCTTCCGTCAGATACGGTTGTAGTAGTTGAATCATCGGTTGTGGTGGTGGTAGTCGTACCGTCTGGATTTTGAACAACAACAACTTTAATTTTCTTTTTCTCTTCTTTCTTTTCTTTATACACTTCGACGTATTTAATCACTTCCTTAGTCTTAACTTCAGATTTTGGTTGAATGACGTAACGACCGATAAGAATACCGGCAATAGCGATAAGTCCGAATAGACCATACTTCTTTAACGTTTCCATGAGCCTCCTAAGCAGCCATCATATATTCAGCGGTTTTATCCGCATCAAGTTCTCTTTTGATTTCAGCAGCCATAGCAAGCATAGCCTTGGCGGTTTCAAGAGACTGCCTCCAGCCCTGAGAACCGTTAGCTTTTTGCTGCTTAGCATATTCAGTATAAGTTCTAACATTCATCATACACATTTCATATTTTTCCATCATACGTACCTCTCTTACATACCATTGTACACTATTCAGAGAGAATTGCAACAGCCCATTCAGGTACGTCTTTTCGGGTAACTAGCCATTCAGACTTAAGAACTTCCTTCTGGAACATAACGTTAAGCTCATGACCAATACGGTGAGCCAATAGGTCAAGCTGAGAGTTATAGAAGTAATCAAAGCGGTGTTTAGCCCATGCTGTAATGATAGCACGTTGCTTCAGGTGTTGGCTATCACCGTAGGTAGGCTCAATGATAACGGTCTCAGTGATAACCTCTCTAGGACCAACTACAGCAAGACCAGCGTTATCAGCATCTTCAACTCTAATAGGAAGTTTACGAGATTGGTATTCATTTAATAGCAAAGACCTAAACTCTTCCTCAACAGTATTTTTCCAGCCCTTGTACTTACCTGTATCTTTCTTGCCTTCCTTAGTAACTAGAACAGACTGAAGCTCTCCAGCAAAGGTAATGGCAGTATTGTAGTTGATACTACCAGCAATAAATACATCAATAAGCTGAGCAATGAGGTCATCTCTATTTTTAGCCAAGAACCTATCAGTACCTGAATCAGCCATATCTTCTTTCCAAGTAATAAAAAGCTGTCTAGCGTATTCTGATTGGGTCAGTTTTTCTGAATCATCAATATTTGGTGTTTTCATTTAATATCCTTTGAAGCAATTCTTGCATTAGTTTTTGCAATTATATCCTGAGCTGAAGATAGTTTAGAAGGCTTAACATCAGTATTATCACTAATACTTTCATTAGACTCATAGAACTCTAAGATAGCTTTTTCCTCAGCTTTGTAATAATCCTCAGCAGCTAATCGATGAAGCTCTTTAACTAAAGAAGGCAGTATTAATTGATAAACTCCAGCCTTACTTCCAGTGGGAGGTCTTAAAGTCTTAAAGAATTGGTTGTTATTATCACTAATCTGAGCCATCCATTTAGAATAGCCGTCATTACCAAGACTTAGCTTATGATTAACATCCTCTTTCATAAGTTTAATGCAGTAATCTCTAGTCATCATAAAAGTCTGTTTCTTTTGAGTAAATAAAGCATTAAGTAAAGTTGTGGTCCTTTTAATCTCAGGATTTGGGAAAGAGTACATTCTTTCAAAGAAAGGTAGCCCAGTTCTATCATCCTTTATACCAACTCTAGCATCTAGGTCAGAAGCAAGAGAAGTGCTTATTAGGAAAAACTCTTTGTTGTTACTAAGTATAAGTTCAGCAATCTGGTCAATGTTCATCAAATTCTCCGTTAATTTATTATACCACAAGTCGGACAGCAAAGCAGGACAGCAAAGTAAAATATGTTAAACGGACCTCTATTAGGACAGCAAAGCAGGACAGCAAAGCAGGACAGCACAAAATAGATGCTCACGGACACTAAAGATATAGATTAATTTAAAGTTAAAGATAGAAACCTCAGCCTTCTGATTAAAGAAAACAGAAAACCTTTACTAACTATCAAACTATACCACAATTTATGGTATAATTAAGGCAATAGGAGAATATTATGATTATTGAGAATTCACAAGCTACAGTTGAGGTATCAATTAAGGATGAGCTAACGTTTGAGACTTATATCGGCATATTCAAGTTCAAAGGATTTCTAACTCCCATTGATACTATTAAGGCTGATAGGATTTACCGTGAACTAATAGGCTCAGTTTCTCCGAATCTTGCTTCAATTTCTGCCCAGAATATGGCGTTTTCTATCTCACAGCTATCTGTACGTACTTTAGAGGCTCCTCATTGGTTTGAGCTTAAGTCTGAATTACCGGGTGGACGACTAGCTGAAAATGTACTCACTGAACTACTTAGCTTATCTATTGAGGCTGAAGAGAAGTATCGTGAACAGCAAAAGGCTAAGTTTGTGGAAATACAGAAAAGACTACAAACTAAGTTCGAGAATTCAACTATTAAGAAACGTGCTGATGATGTTGCTGAAGAGGATGAGGATAAAGCTGAAGATGGTGAACCTGAAGAGATTGACTTAGAATCGGAATAGTATGAAACTAAGTAATATCCAGTACTTATATAAATCTATCCAAATCAAGGCTATTGAAGCCGTACTGGACCCAGACGATACATACTCATATCGTCGTATTTGCCGTTGGTATTCCAAAACATTCCACACACCTCTCCAAGATGTCTATAAACTAGACTTTGAGCATGTGCTATCAAACTACTATGAATCTACATTTGAAGAGATTCCCTATAATGATTTATACGACATAGCTATTGAGGACTTCATACCTGAGCTGGCTGAACAGAACAATGAGGATGCGGAGCAATACGCTAAAGACCTAGAGGCTGAACAGGCAAGGACATTAGAGCGTAAGGCTCGTAGAGAGGGTAAAACCGCTCAACCTACTGTTTCAGCTCCAGTAATGACCAAGAACCAAAGAGATAGTAAAAACGTTAATAAAGCCGATAAAAAGCAATCTTTAGAGAGTAAGGCTAATAATGACCAATCCCCGCAAACCGAGGAAATCAATATAGCTTTTGACGATGAGAACCTTGAAGAGCCCTAAAGGCGTAGGTTACAATTGCTAATATATAGCAATGTTATCATAGGTTATCAATTCTAG